TCACCTGACGAAGTTAGGGCAATGCAGAACCTAAACCCTCGACCTGACGGGCTTGGTTCCAAGTATTTACGGCCGCTGAATATGGAATACGCGGATCAGGAACCAGAACCGCAAGAAACACCGGCAGAAATGGAGCCAGCCGAGCAGATCGTCGAAGAATCAGACGACGATTTAAGGTCCACAGCCAAAACCGTACTAGATGACGCTGTAGAACGATTTACGGCGTATTTAGTACGCAAGGTAAACCGCGAAGCGAAGCAAAAAGCCGCTGGCCGCTTTGTTAATTGGTTAGAAGTAGGCTATGAAGACGAAATAACAGGCCTACACAAAGAAATAACGCCGGCCGCTATGGTTTACGCTGGATTAACACAGCGCAACGCAACCGAACTAATTGAAAGCATCGGCAACCGTCTATTTTACGGGTTAGCGGGCGAAATAGAGCAAGTATTAAACACGGCAGACGGTGACCAGATGCGCGCTGCATTGTCGGCCGTTACAAAGTCATTCAAAACCAATGTAATCGCGTTTTATAGCGAGGTGATCAATTGAAAAAACAATTTCCAAACCAGCGAGCCGTAAGCGTAGAAACACGCGACGACGGAACAAACGTGATTAGCGGGTACGCGGCCGTTTATTATCGAGCAGACGATGCCGGCACTCAGTATGAACTTATGCCGGAATACTTCGAACGAATAAAGGCCGGCGCGTTTGATCGAGCGTTAGCAGAACGCCAAGACGTTAGGGCGTTATTCAATCACGATCCTAACCACGTATTAGGCCGGTCAAAATCTGGCACACTAAGAATGACCGCTGACAGCGTAGGCCTACGATACGAAGTAGACCTACCAAACACGCAAACAGCGCGCGACCTAGCCGAAAGCGTTAGACGTGGAGACGTTAGCGGGTCTAGCTTTGCGTTTAGCGTAACCAGTGAAGGCCAAGAAATAGAACGGTCAAAAGACGGCACAACCTACCGAAACATTAAAGACGCTGACTTGTACGATGTTTCGGTGGTAACCTATCCGGCCTACGAATCGGCCACAAGCGGCATTAGAACCGCTGAGAATGTAGAGGAAGCACGTGCAGCGCTCGAACGCTGGGAAAGCGAGCAAAACGGGGCTATTGACGCCGTTAGAGTGAAGCTAAGAAAAATTAAGTTTGACCTAGAGGGCTAAATACCCATAATTGAAAACGTCGGCGAAACGCTAAGTAGTAACCGACACCATAGACGACGCGAAACCGCAAAGGCTGTAGCTAGTCGCTTAATAGGCGATATAGGTGCGGCCTTTTTCAATGCACCTAATAAATCTAACTCATAAGGTGCAAAATATGTCTATCGACAAAATGCAAGATTTGCAGGAAGAACGAAACCGTTTAGCCTCGCAAATTCAAGAACTCGGCGAACGTCAGGCCGATTGGTCAGCAGAAGACCGCGAAAAATGGGACGTTCTAAACTCGGAATATGACCGAGTAGACGAAGAACGAAACGCAACACAGGAAGCGTTAAACGTAGCCGCTAAACTCGACGCCCTAAAAGGTGCCGAAGAACGCGCAAACTACGAAGCAGAAAAGGCCGGAGAAGGCCGAGTTACCGAAGCTGTAAAGCGTGACGCTATGCGAGCTTGGGCATTGTTTCAGTCTGGGGTTAACCTCAGCCCAGAACAACGCGAAGCCGCCCACCGTTGCGGGGTTGATCCTCGACAAAGCTATTTCGAATATAACCTACGAAGTAACGCCCCGCGTTATTCCCACAATGGTTATGGCAAAGAGCTACGAGCGCAGGCCACTAGCCCAGCCTCAGCTGGTGGAAATTTAATTCCGGAGGGCTTCTCAGCCGCCCTTGAGCAGGCTTTGCTTCAGTACGGCGGGATACGTCGAGTTGCTAACGTTATGCGAACGGCATCCGGTAACGATTTACCAATGCCAACAGTTAACGATACTAGCAATAAGGGCGCCTTGCTTGCTGAAAATACGCAAGTTTCAGAGCAGGACGTAACCTACGGTAGCGTGACGCTGGGAGCTTACAAGCTAACCTCTAAGTTAGTGCGTATTTCTTCCGAGTTGATGCAAGATAGCGCGTTTGATATGGGAAGCCAACTGGGCTCGCTTATCGGCGAACGTCTGGCACGTGGAGCGTCTGAATACTTTGTTACCGGTACAGGTTCTAGCGAACCACAGGGCGTTGTAACTGGTTCTAGCTTGGGCGTTACCGCCGCAAGCGCAACCGCTGTAACTTTTGATGAAATCATCGACCTAATCAACAGCGTAGACCCAGCCTATCAGGCGTCAGCATCTTTTGGCCTTGCAATGAATAACAGCACTAAAGCTGCTATCCGCAAGCTGAAAGATTCTAACGGTCAATACCTGTGGCAAGCTGGATTAACTGCAAGCGATCCCGACACTATCCTCGGCAAGCCTGTAGTTGTCTTGCAAGAAATGGCCTCTATTGCAACTGGCAATAAAACCATCCTTGCTGGAGATATGTCTAAGTTCGTTATTAGGGACGCGGGCCCGGTCAGATTGGCTCGTATGGATGAACGCTACAGAGACTACGACCAAACCGGATTCGTGGCCTTTGCACGTGTTGATTCTATCGTGATCGACGCAGGCACTAACCCAATTAAACACCTGATTCAGGCGTAAGGGGTTAGATATGAAGGTTGAGCTGTTAGTTAGTCGAGCCGGCGTTGGTTTTACGCAGAATTGCGGTGACATAATCGACGTAGGCGACGACGAAGCGCAGCGCCTCATTGATAGCAATCAGGCAAAAGCCGTTGGCGGTCGAAAGGCCGCCAGCGGTAAGCCTGCTATTGAGGCAGCTGTTAAAAAGAAGCCACGAGCGCGAAAGCGAAAGCCGGTAGATGAATAATTACGCAATAAAAACCATTACAGCGGCGACGGATTATCCGATTGATAGCACCGAGGCGAAAGCCCATATGGCTATTGACGATAATACGTTTGATACCCAGATAAATGATTTTATTACAGCGGCCACGGCTTACATTGAAAACCGTACAGGCCGCCAAATATGTACAGCGACCTACGAACTTATTTTAGATAGGTTCCATAGTGTAAACGGTCGAATCTATTTGCCTAAAGGCCAGTTGCAAAGCGTAACCAGTGTTAAATACAAAGACGGCGACGGGGTAGAACAAACCCTAGCGAGTTCCGAATATATCGTAAGCGATAGCCGAGAACCGGCGTTTATAGAGCCAGCATATAGTAAAAGCTGGCCGACAACGCGGTTAGAATCCGACGCCGTCAGGGTTCGCTTCGTTTGCGGTTACGGGGATAGTAGCGTTACGCCCGAAGCAATCAGCCAAGCGGCTTTGTTGTTAGTGGCTCATATGTTCGAACACCGTGAAGCGGTCGTATTTAACGCCAGCCCGCAAGAAGTGCCAATGGCTGTTGAAGCCCTGATTAACCAGTATCGTTTAGGAGATGACTACACGTGGTACGATCAGGAACTTTAAGACACCGCGTGCAATTGCAAAGCCGAGCGACAACAGTAGACGACGCCGGCCAGCATATAGGCACGTGGTCAACATATCGCACATGCTACGCCGAAGTAATCGACAAAGGCGGCGCGGAAAAGATACGCGGTCAGCAAGTAGACGCGACGGTCTCGCATGTAGTGCGGATCAGGTATCCACAGGGCACATTTCCAACACCGGAAAACCGCGTTGTTTACGATAGCCGAAATTTACACATCGAAAGCGTGCAACGCCGAGACACGCACGAGCGCGAAGTCTGGTTATATTGTCGGGAGGATGTGTGATGTCCGCTTGGAATGACTTTGTAGCAGCGCACGCCGGCCAAGGGTTAAGCATGAGCCAATTAAGTCTCATGTATAAAAACCCGAATTATAAGCCGCCGAAGCCGGCAAAAAAAACAAAAGGCGTCATAGATGTTGAGATCAAATTAGACGGTCAAAGCCTAAAGCGTTTATGGCAAAAATTGTCGGAAATGCCGAACAAATTAGAGCGTAAAGTAACGCGCAGCGTTATGGGAAAAGTTGCAACGGCCTATTTGAAGGAAGTTAGAAAACTAACGCCACAATCTAAAAAGACAGGAACATATAAAAAATGGCACCCGCCAAGAACGCCTAAAGACGACCTAAGAAAAAGTCTAACCAGAAAACCGTCGAGTAAATGGAAAACGGCGCAAGCGTATAGAAAGGCCGGCGTAATCGGAATAACGGCGGGCCATGCTTACAGGCAAAATAAAGCTATAGGCCCGCACGCCCACCTAGTGAACAAAGGCCACAGCAGGTTTTTGTGGGGGCGGGGCCCTTACGGCCGCGTTGCTGGCACAGGCTATTTAGATAGAGGTCGAAAAGCCGGCGTAGCGGCAGCTAAGGTTGTAATGAAAAGAGAATTAGCAAAAGCGTTAAGGGAGGCCGTTAAATAATGAGCGCAGTATGTAGCGGCCTAAGAACCTACCTTCTAACGATCACCGGCGTAACTGATTTAGTTTCAACGCGGATCAGGCCAGACGCCCTAGCACAAAATGAGACGTTCCCGGCGGTAGTCCTAAGCGAAACACGAAGCGACCATATGCACACAATTAGCGCCTCAGCTGGATTTGTTGAATCGCTGGTAGAGGTGGCCTGTTTTAGTTCAACACGACTACAGGCCGAAAGCGTAGCGGAAGCGGTACGCCAAGCGTTACAGGGATACACAGGCACGGCCGGCAGCGAGTCGGTTAAAAGTTGCATTTTAGAAAGCCGAGACAGCGGCTATCTAGTACCAAACGACGGAAGCGACGACGGGCTATATGTAACATCACTAGATTTCAGAATCGTATTTACGGAATCAATTCCGACATTTTAACAAGGAGCTTTTACAGTGGCTTTACAAACTGGTAACGGTGTAACTATCGTGTTTGGCACCAGCGGATTTACCGCAAATTACACGCGAATAGGCGGAACCGAAATGAGCCGCGAAAGCATCGAAACAACGCATTTAGGAACAACGGATTACAAAACCTTTGTACCTGATGACCTGATTGATGGCGGCGAGTTTAGCTGCGAGTTTTATTGGGACCCAGCAATGACTACATTCCCGCCGATCAGCGGAGCGGCTGAGACAATTACAATTACTTACACCAGCGGCGAAACGCTCAGCGGTTCCGGTTTCCTGACCAGCAGCACAGGGCCAGACGCTGAAAACGGTTCCTTGTTGTCAGGTGAATTTAGCATCAAGTGGGCAGGTCAGCCGACCTACGCATAAGTTTAGAAAGGGGATAAAATGAAAGTATCATTCGAACCACACCCAAACGAATCAGTTGACGACGTGCAAAAGATTCTAATAGACGGTGTACACGTTGGATATTGTGGCACGCAATCAGGCCGGCCGGTATGTTTTATAACGCCGGTATCTGGTGACGTGTCAGAGTTAGTTAAAAAGGCGGTCACGGAAAACGTTGGCGAAGCGTCGAGCGTTAACCAGCCGCCCGAATCGGTAGAGTTTGAAGGGGTAGACGATGACCATAGCGACGAAGAATGATTTATTTTCAAGAGCCGGCCGACGGTTTAGAACTGTTGAAATTGCAGATTTGACGTTTCGCATAAAATCACTAAGCGAAGCCGAAAAAAGCAGGTTCGAAAGAGCAGTTGTAAACAAGAAGACCGGACAAGTTAACATCGACGCGCGGCGCCGCCTAATCATTACTATGCTAGTTGATGACAAAGGCGAGCCGCTGTTGACGTTAGCCGATATGGAGGCGTTAGGCGAATTAGACGGGGCAGTTATTGCCGCTTTGTTTGATGCTTGCAGTGATTTTGCCGGGTTCGGAGATAACGAAATCGAAGAACTGGAAAAAAACTCCGAGACGATAGCCGCCGCCGTTTCGCCTACAAACTCGGCTTAGCTTTGGGCGTTTGGAATGTCCCCCAAATGCTTGAAGATATGCCAGCAGAAACGTTTGACGAGTGGATCGCGTTTTACCACGTGGAACCATTCGGAGAAGACTGGCTGCAAACTAGTTATCTTTGTTCGATAGTGTTAAACCTATTAGCAAAGAACAAAAGCGACCTGTTAGAGCTAGATGCGTTTGTGCCAGAATTCAAACGCAAAAAGAAAAAACAGGTTATTGACGATCAGTATATTAACGCGATGAGGTACGGTAAAAAGAATGGCTAGCATTGGATCAATTGCGGCAACCTTTGTAGCTAAAACTGCACCTTTTGAAGCTGGCGTTAGACGTGCGCGCGGTTCTATGGACTCGTTCGGCAAATCGGTTATTAGAACAGCCGCAAAGATTGGCGCAGCGCTTGGCGGTATGGCGTTTTTTAAGAAGGGAATAGGGCTAGCGGCGCAGTTGGAGCAAGACACAATAGCAATTAAAGCGTTTACCGGATCGGTGGAAAGCGCAAACGCACTTATAGAGCAAATAAGAGAGTTTGCAGCTGAAACACCATTTCAGCTAAACGATTTAATAGCCGCGTCTAAAACGTTGTTGGCTTTCGGCGTTAGCGCCGACAAGGTGCGCGGGACGTTGCATACACTGGGCAACCTTGCAGCAACCTCGGGCGCAAATATTGGCGACCTAGCGCAGATATTCGGCAAGATTAAAAGTCAGGGGAAAGTAATGGGCGAAACGCTAAATCAGTTAGCCGAGCGAGGAATTCCCGTTATTAGCGCCCTAGCCGCTCATTTCAAAGTTCCCGAAGAGGCCATACGGGATATGGTCAGCAAGGGTAAAGTTTCGTTTCAAGACTTTGAAGCGGCTATGAATTCTTTAGCGGGCGAGGGGGGGCAGTTTGGTAACGCAATGGCTGAACAGGCTGACACGCTAGCGGGTAAGTGGTCAACGTTCAAAGATGCGGTGGAGAAACTAGCAACCGAAATAGGGAAAAAACTACTGCCTATAATGAAAGAGTTATTAGATATTGGTTTCGTTGTCCTAGATTGGATACAAGGGCTAGACATGGACACGGTCAAATTTACCGCGTCCGTGATTGCTGGCGTTGCCGCGTTTGCTTTGACGATAAAAATAATTGGCAAAGTGGCTAAGGTCGTTAAAAGTTTTATTGCCACCCTAAGAGCATTAGCAGCAGCTAAAGCCACGGCAATGGCATTTAGCGGGCCAGCTGGTTGGGCTATGTTAGCCGGAGCAGGGATTGCAGCGGCTGGCGCGGTTGTCGGTATCAACGCGGCGTTTGACTCGATAGCAGGCGGCGCAGAAACAGCAACGAATCAAATAGACAATCTAGCAAACAGCACCGATAACGTAGCAGCGGCAGCGGCTCAAACGGAAACAATTGGCGACGTAGCCGAAGAAAACACAGAAAAGCTCAAGCAAGAAACGAAGCAAGTAGAAAAGCTATCAAAAGCGCTCGGCATTATCGCAAACCGCGCAGGCGTAGGGGTTGCAATACGTGGAACCGTACAAGCGGCCGAGGCTAGAACGCAAGCAATCAAGAACCTAGAAAAACATCAGGTAGCGCAGTTAAAGGCGCAAGAAGAAGCCAACCAGCATTTAGAAGAAATAGCAAACAACACTGGCGCACAGCCGGCAATAGTAGGAATTTAATGGCAGTTACAAGCGTAAAGATTTTACATAATGGCTGGAGCGGATCAGAAACCGCCGGCGCTGGTATTACGTTTAACGTTATCTATCAAGTAGAAGTAGACGACCGAAACGACGGGCCGTTAATTGTGTTAAATGCTGACGACGGGACAACGCGCGTGCCAATTGTCGGCGATAGCTACCGAGTAGGTAACGACGTCGACCAGTTCGCATTTGTTAAAAGCGTTGCACCTACGCCCGTTGGCGAAAAAGTTTGGAATGTTGCTGTGACTTTTGGACCGCTAGAACCTAGCGAAAGTCCTGACGGGCCACAGGGCCAAGAGCCAACGGGGTTAGATGAAAACCAGCAACCTACGGACGATCCGACTGAGGAAGCCGTAATTATTTCGGTTAGCGCTGTTAATGCAAAACGCGCGGCATTACATGGGGCTTATATAGGACACGGCGAAGCAATCGGAAACGATCCGTTTAATATTGATCATTCAAGTTTTATAGGCAATCGTCCACCAATACCAAACCCGCCTATCACAACGCCAGACGGTAAAGGCGGCATAAAAAACAGAACATCGATAACAAACAGCGTTTTCACTCCTTTTGACCCGCCGCCCGAAATAGATTATTCGCAGGTGCGCGTGTCAATTAATATGAATTTAAGAATAGCGCCCGTGGATTGGTTAGCCTATGTTAATTCAGTTAATACGATAGCTATAGATTTCAGAGATGCAATTGGTGACGTTCTAGCGTTTGCTGAGCCTTTCGCGTGCCGCTGCATGGCTGTTAGTTACGCGCCGAGAATTAAAAACGGGTTTTTATTTTACTCAACTGACGTAGAGTTTTTAATTGATAATCTGTTTACTCATCGGCTGGATATACTTGATAGGGGTTACTGTGAAACAAACAATAAAGGCGTTTCAGAAGGCGACAGCGGCAAAAATAACATTGTAGACGAAAGCGGATTACCCTTAGCCGAGCCGGTATTATTAGACGGTCACGGCGCAATGTTAGACACCGAACAAATCGACGCGGTTTATTTACGGTACGCGGTTTATCCCGAATTTGATTTTCACCAGTGGGGCATACAAGACCCGCAAGGATTACAGGATAGGTTAAATTAAATGGCTGACATTATTTGGACAAACGGAAACGCCGACGGCGATTGGGCCAACACGGCGAATTGGCTAGGGGGCGCAATCCCAACAGCTGGCGATAACGTTTACTTTACGAGCGAATACACAGGCGACGTTACAACGAACCTAGACAGAACTGCAGACGGTACGTTAGGAAATTTGATTGTCGAGGAAGGCTACAGCGGCAAGATTGGAACGAAAGCCGGTTATTTACAATTAATATGCGGCGGTGTAACGTTTGACGGTTCCGGCTTATGCTTTATTGACGTTAACAGCTCGGCGATAGATATAACGGTAGCAGGCACAGCTAGAGCGGCCACAGGGCAACAGGGCTTATATCTTAAAGGCTCGGCTATCGATGAATTAAACGTTACAGGCGGAACGGTAGGCGTAGCGGCTCGCGCTGGCGAAACCGCAACCGTAGCCACGATTAACGTAAACGGGGGAACGGTTAACGCCGGAGCAGGTGCAAGCCTAACGACGCTGACTGGCTACGCTGGCACAATGAACAGCAAAGCCGGTCTAACGACGGTCAACCTAATCGGCGGCAATGCAAAAGTAGAAGGCAATATTACAACCGCCAACCTAGAGGCCGGCGTTTTGACTTACAACGGCACTGGAACAATCACAACCTGTAACGCGCAGGGCGGCACGATTGACTGTTTTAGAACTGCGCTAGCTCGCACCATTACAACGCTAAACCTAAAGCCTAACGGCGGTATCATCTACGATCCAGACGTGGTGACGGTTAGCACATTAACAAGCAACGGCAACCCCATCAATATAAGTTCGAGCAATGCCTAAAGGGTTTATGTTGACGGCCGAAGCCGTCCA